TAGGTAATCACCTTGCGCCATAACCAAATATCCTTTACTCATTGCCGACTCCTAGTTCTTGTCTAACTAGACGTTGCAGGTCATTTTTATTCATCACATGCACATCTTGTCCGCGTATGCGACACACATGTTTTCCAGCGGTGTGCGACAGCACAATTTGTTCTTTGGTCATGGACTCTAGGTTTGACTTATCAATCACATACAATAACTCGCCGGGTATAACTGGACACCAGTTAGCATGCGCCGTGCCGCCTAGCATGTGTAGAGCTATGCTCCAGATGTAATCATTGCGCAGTAGATTTACATTGTACTGATGTAGCACACTCAGCCAAGGATAATGTTCTTTGACCCATTTGCAGGTTTTAAAAAACAAATGTGATTTTTCTGTTTTGCGAAAATAAAATTCTGTTGCCCAGAAAAACTTTACTCCGGTAGTGGATACCCAATCAAAGTCAGGATGCGGGTGCCCAAACACATCACGTGCGTCTCTGCACACCATGTAGTCGTGAGCACTGCCCCATAGTAGATTTAGTTTTTTGCTTTGTATCACAATATCGGTATCAATGATTATGGTTTCATCGTAGGGTGTAAGATCCCAGGCACTAACACGATCAAGATTTTGAAAAGTTAGCATTTCGCCTTGATAGGATTTTACCTGTTGAGTTGTACTGCTACTGGTGATAACATGATCAAACACGTTGATATCAAGTCCTGCTGCGATAATATTATCAACTGTGGTAGGATCAGCAACTAGACTAACAGGACGATCTAGATACTGATGTATTCGCTGTGCGCACCATACCGCCAGCTGGCCGTAGCTGATGCGTTCGTTATCGTGTGCAAATAATAAAAATCCTTGAGTCATTTGGTAATGATAGCTTCAACGGATCTCTTGGTTCGAAGTGCCTGCCACTCGGTGCCAAATTCTTCGGTGGCCTGATTATATGCTTCGATCGATTCTTGGATAAATTTATCCACAGCTAGAATTTTAATACAGGTACGGTTACGATCAACCACCCATAGTTGATCTGTTTCACTGTGTTCTGCTCTGAGTTTGAGTCCTGCTAGGAATTCTGGAGTGATATCAAAAATTCCACCGTTGTGCGGAATCACACAAGCATCTTGGAATTTGCTCACTAACAGTTCTCGTTGTTGTTTGATTGTGGTTTGATAATGAGCTTCGGCCATTATCTGTTCTAGGTCACCCATGATTGACTCCTCTTTGTAATTATGCTACAAAGAGGGTCTGGATATTATTTAAGGTCCAAGTGCCCTGGTTACAGTATAGGAGTTTGGTATTGGAGATACCACTGCATCAACTGATTTAAGATAATCAAAACTCACAGTGATACTGGCAGTTACATTTTCATCAACTGCCGGAGCGGTGCGCACAGAAGCATCATTGAATAGATAGGTTAGTGTCACGGTCGTAGAGTTCACAAGAGTTGCAGAAGCTCGAAGGAAAGATGCACTGTAGTTATTTGGTGTAGGGCCAGCAGCTGGTCCACTTGGATTAAGCGTCCACAAGGTATATGTTCCACCAGCACGATAATTAGTTGCAGTATAGTAACCGTTGATACTGAGTATGTTGGTATTTCCAGCTAGAATTGCATCTGCCCAGGATTTGTCTTTGGTGTTGTCGGTGCCTGTTGTGCCACCAGTTGCTGAGGCCAAGATTCGAAGACGTCCGCCTGCGTTAAAAAAGTTTCTCATATTGTCGGCACTGGCAAAAGTCACGGTGGCTGTGGTAGTGATTGATCCATTCCAGGCTGTGGAATAGGTAGTAGTTGGTCCAGTTACCACCGCAAGTTGTGTTGATGCAAAAGCTGTATCTTTATTGGTAGCAATGACATCCGCTTGGGCTTTATAAAGGTTTGTTATAGCACTATCAATTACACCCCCGGTACTTATAGCCGGCAATTCAATATTCGTGAATGCAGCTCCAGCCTGGTGTGTGCGGCATGCATTGATATCTGCACGTAAATTGTTCCAGGCCGTACTTCCTACTACAGGATTGCCGGTCAGTGCAGAACTAGAAGGAGTTGCACCATATCCTGAGGTTCCTGATCCAACACCAAGAACTGTTGTAACTACGTTATAGACAGCGGTATAATCTGCTAGGTAGATTAAATCACCTGTTACTTTTGGAAATGCTCCTGATCCGGCCATGTTTTATTCCTAATTCGATTGTGTATTTAGTTGAGCAACAATAGGGGCTGTCCAAAAAATACTATGCTATTATTTATCAGTGATTGGCCTAAGCCGGCTGTGCATAGATACTGGTTTTAAGCCACTCATAATATAGCTCAAATCCACGCTCAATATCCACTGTGGGCGTGTATCCAAAATCTTCTTGGGCACGATTGATTTTCAAACTGGCCCTGCTGGGATATTCTGCATCTTTGCTTTCCACTTCAATGGTGCCTGCGCCCACAGTCTGGATGGCTAATTCGGCTGCTTGCAACAGGGTATGACTTGCTGACCGTGTGATATTATAGGTCCTGAAGGCCGTCTTATCGCTTAAACTTGCACCTATGATGCCTGCTACAGCGTCATCCACGTAGGTAAAATCCAGCATTTCGTGTTCGCCCTTGACTCGCAGTGTCTTACCCTGCATCGCGGCAATTAAAAACTTGCTTACCACACGGTCTTCGATATCGCGTGGTCCGTACACAGCACTGGGTCGTATAATGGTGTACTCCATGCCTGTTCGACGAGCATAGTCTTTTACCAACCATTCGCCGGCTAACTTCATGATACCATATTGCCCAATTGGGTTGCACGGATCGTCCTCACCGATATCTTCGGTAAAGTCACCATATACCATGCTAGAACTGATGTATATAAAACGGCGTACTCTGTGAGCTTTGGCAGCTTCTAGTAACTGCATGAGTCCAACCATCATTACTTCTGCGCCCCAGGCAGGATCTGCACTCACAACTTTCTGACGTGGAAAACTGGCCATGTGTATAACCACTTCGGGATGATAGTGTTTGACCATCCAGTCTACGCTGTCGCTCTTGTTGCTTAGATCTATACGATGCACAGGAGCAGTATACAGTTCTCTGCGTTCTGTGTGTAGCGCAGTCATGTGCTCTTTGGGCACAATACCGTAGTCAGTTTGGTTGTCTAATACACTGCAAGAGTGTCCCAGGAACTCTAGTCCACGCACCACATTGTGCCCAATAAAGCCGGCGCCACCTGTTACTAATATATTCATGTGTGTTTCCATTTGAGGGTGAATGCCAGTGCATCCTTTTCTTCGCGAAATTGATATTCACCAATCTCGTCCCAGTCGGCACTAACGTCTGCTACATCTACTACTTCGTAACCAACATAACTGGCGCAATGAGCCTGTGCCCATGCATCCATGGCATCGTAATAGGCTTGATTGTAATCGTATCCGTTGGGCGCAGGATCAGAAATGTGTACGTTGTAGGTTGTCATATTTTAACCTATAGTACACTTCATCCCGCTCTTCTAGCTTTCCAACGATTCGTACCTTATAACCATAGCATTCAACATCGGGGTATATTTGAAATGTAGGATCCTGGGCATGAGCCATCACCCACTGACCTGCTTCGGTCTTTTCCCAATCCAGTATAGGTCCTGCGGCATAGATCTCAGGATCTTCTACATCGCCTAGACGAAACTCGTGAAATTGTACAGTTCTCATATGGCCATGGGTGCGGCAATAGCCGTGTGACTTTGATAGTTGTCTAGCCGAATATCATCCATTGTAAAATGAGTGATATCCGTGATGTCAGGGTTCAGCCAAAGAGTTGGTGCAGGTAAGGGTTCACGTGTGAGTTGTTCTTTTACCTGGTCCACATGATTTAGGTAGATGTGTGCATCGCCGAGTACATGAACGAACTCCCCGACCTGAAGGCCGCACACTTGAGCTATCATGGCCGTTAACAGGCTGTAGCTTGCGATGTTAAAGGGGACACCTAGAAACATGTCACAACTTCTTTGATACATCTGGCAGGATAGTCGGCCATCTGCAACATAGAATTGGGCAAAGCAGTGGCACGGTGGTAGGGCCATGTCTTGTAATTCACCTGGATTCCAACTGGATAATATATGTCTTCGTCCGTGCGGATCTGCCTTGATTCCGTTGATCAGGTCTATAAGTTGATCAACTTCCCTAATGTGTAATGTACCTTGTCTATTATATACATTACCAAAATCGTCTTTGAAACTGTAGCCTTTGTGTTCTACAGGTGTGCGCCACTTGCGCCATTGTACTCCATACACCCTGCCCAGGTCGCCGTCGTATTTTGCACGAGGCTTCCAGTAGGGTGCTGTGGCATTGTCAGTCCAGATGGTACCCTTAGTTGTTTCCCTGCTACCATGTAATATCTCTCGCAGGCGTTTTTCGTCCCCTGACCCTTCAATGAACCACAGCAGTTCTGAAACCACGCTACGCCAAGCCAGTTTCTTTGTTGTTACTGCAGGAAATCCTTCAGCAAGATTATAGCGTTGTTGCATACCAAATAGGCTGATAGTGCCAGTGCCAGTGCGGTCGCCACGTTGGGTACCACTTGATAAAATAGTTTTGAGAGCATCGTGATAAACTTTCATTATTGAGACCTAAAAGGATTAACGTTTTTGTATTCAGTGAAGTTTAACATTTTATCCGTGCTAGGTCTAGCACTGCAAGCTCTAAACATCATGAAATATTCGCCCATGTTTAGTCTTGTGTCAGCATAGTGACTGCCTTTGCGATGTGTAACATACACATAGTCAGTTATACCTTTGCACTGCATCAGTAGATCAACACCGCCAATGATATAGATATTTTTCTTGGGCCAAATAGCCTGTAGCTTTTCTATCTCAGTGGGAAGGTCGCCCCGAATGGTTCTAACCAGTGGGTGACGTTCTATGTCTCTGGTTGTGGCAATAACGTTGATTCGATCAGGTAGAGGTTTGGGCATTTTGGGATCGTCCCAGGTCTTGCGACCCATAACAACCACATGCCCTACAGTGAGTTCGCGAAACCATTCCATGTCTTCTGGATGGTGCTTCCAAGGCAAGGTACCTCGATTACCAACCCCTCCGGTTTGGTCTACGGAAAATATTGCAGAGATCATAGATTTTTTAAGATATCGTCAGTAACAGGTTGCACGGTCTTGGCCACAGAATCAATGTTGATGAAAAAATCCACATCCTTGATTATTTCATCCAGCTTTTTTAAACGGCTGTTCAACATCTCTTCGATCTCTTGATTGGCATAGCCTTCATCCAGTAGGTCTAGGATATTGATTTCAACTCTGGTGCCATCGATGAGGTTCACAGTAACCATTTGTATCATGTTTACCGGAACTTCTTCTTTGGCTACAGTTTTAAGTATCTGCTTCCAACGATCACGTGCATCAACGTTAATCCGCTTTGACTGGTTTTTTCTTGGCATTTGCTTTTGTTGTTTTTGGTTTTAAACTTGGATCAAAAGAAGTTGCTTCGTTTATCAAACGTTCAGCTTCTGCCATAAGCTGTTGAGCACTGGCTCGCATTTTTTCAGCTTGTTCTATACGTTGAGCTGCCAATACTTCGTCAGTCATCACAGCATGTTGGTTAACAACAGCTGGGGTGCTTCTGGTATTGACTGGAGCACCAACTTCTCTAGGATCGCGCTTGCGTTTGCCATTACCAACGCCAAGTTCAGCATCAAGTTCTGCCATGCGGCGAACAGCATCCTGTCCTTGTGCCATTTCGTTTAAGATGCTGTTGAGTTCATCCAATCGAACATTGCTTTTCATTGTGGGTGTCATTACCACTTGATTGGTAGGAACCTTTTTAATCTTGCTTTCACGATGCAGTACCTCTAGTGTATTGCGACCGTCTGCCATGATGTTGCGCCACAGTGCATCAGCAAAAGATTCTGCTGCTTGTCCACTTGGGCTCTCCAGTGTTTTCATGATTTCATCATGCATCATGCGCGGCAGCAGATCACTATAGATCAACAGACACATGTGGTCTTCGTTTGGTACTTGTCTGTACAATAGAACGATCTTGCGATCGTTATGCTTTCCGACGTGTTTTAGCATTTGGCTTCTCCTGAGTTTGTGGTGCGGCTTCAGCCGCTGCTTCTGGCGCTTGAGGTTGTGCGGCTTCTGGGCGAGTGATAGCACCAGACGCTTCTAGAAACGCCACCAAACGTTCATAAAAGTCGCCTACAGTTTTGAGTTCTTCAGCTCTGTAAATGCCCTTGGCGGCCCCAGCCTGAATGATTTGTGCAGTCAGTACTAGGTCAGCAATAGTTAAATTTGGACCTTGTGCTTGTTGCGTTGTTTCTGTTGACATTGATTTCCTCCGTAGTCTGACATGAGTATTTAATACCATATCCAGCCGGAGGAAATTTTTTTAGAAGTCGTAGTTGCTCTGATTTATAGAATCAAGAAAAAGCCCAAAATAAGAAAGTTCGCTGGCTTCTTCGAATGCCGCACACTTGCACATTGCTACACTTCCGCCTTCGGTTACCATGTAATGATCACCAAAGTAAAAGCGTCCGCGTAGATTTTCGTGTATCCAGTCTGTTATTGATTTTTCGTTTGCACGTAGGTCAAAGGTAATGTACTCGAAATGCGGAGGAAGATAACTGATCCTGCGCAGTCCGAATACATTTAAGAGATTTATTTCAAATGCTGGGCGCATGGCGTTTGAATATCATGTGATTGTGATGCAAGCCAACCAGTTCCCATCCGGCACCACCCATTGCATCCATTAACAGTTGATTCTCAATGAATGCTTCGTCTGGATCTTCTGGATCACCGATTGGCAGTATCTTGTACTCCCACCGAACAATGTCGGCAGGAGTTTTGCGTAGCCAATCAAATATCATGATCCGATCTTTTCTGGATCTTCGTAGTGTGCCCAGGTACCCCAAGGAGGTTCACAACCTGGATTGCCACGAATGATCCAAACAGTGTCGCAGTAGTTTTCTTCACCCCACTCGCCAAACGGCATACCGTCAGTGAACACTACCAAGCGGTTGGGCTCAATCTCGTTCTCACGCATGAATTCCCAGTTAGCCATAAAGTCAGTACCGCCACCGCCTTGGGCATCGTAGTTGGCAATGTCTTCCAGGTTGTCAGAAGTAAACTCCTGCAGGTTGTACACTTCGGTGTCAAATGTCCACACACGGATGCGATACTGGTCATAGCTCTCCATGATGCCTTTGACTACGGCCAAGAACTCGCGAATATTTTCTTCGCTGATACTGCCCGACGTGTCAATTGCAACACAGATATCTACCTGCTCGCCGGGCCTACGTCCTGGCAATACAGCATCCAAGTGCCAACCTCTGCGGTTAGTCTTCATCCAGGTAAAGTCTTCTTTAAAAGTACTTTCAAGTTGTTGTTGCAGTAGTTCACGCCAGTCCATGACCGGAGCAGTCAGGTCCTTGATCATGCGCTTGACGCCTGCGGGCAAGTTACCTGCGCCTGCGGCATTGGCAGCATTCAATACAGCTTCACGGATCTCATCGCGGATAGCATCTCGCTCTGCCTGTGTGAGTTTAGGACGTCCGTTGCCGTCTTTCTCGTCATCACCATCGCCGTCTCCGGAGCCATCCATGTGCTCGTCCAACAGCATCTCTGCCAATTGATCCAGCGTGACCTGCTTCACATTCTTCATCAGGTCATCATAGATTTCTTCACTCATCATGCCGCGATATTTTGGCTCATACAGCATAGGCACCACGCTGATACGCTCACCAACCTTTTGGTCAATCAAGTCTGCGTTCACTGCATAGTCATTGGCAATGTTAAAGATCTTGTGATCGCGGTCTCCACGTCGACCCATGTGATCATATACAGCATGTAGTACCTCGTGACCTACCAAGAACTCCAGTTGCTTGGGGGGCAGTTTCTGGATAAATTCTGTGCAGTAGTAGAAACGACGACCATCGGTTGCCGCAGTGGTAAGCCAGTCATCTGCATTGACCAACTGCATGCGAGTAGCAAGATTACCAAAGAACGGAGCCTTGAGCAACAGTGCAATACGAGCAGTGATAATCTTTTCACGCACAAGAGCATCAACTTTGGGGTCAATGGGTTTGCGTTCAACTGCACCAGCACCCGCTGATACTTTGTCTAAAATACCTTTTGCGATCTTTTTAGGGTCAATTGCAGTTGTGTTTTGTACGCTCATATAGAATCCTTAAAATGTTCTTGTATTATACGTGTCAATGTATATAGTGTCAAACAGGGCCGAGCCCTGTTTGTTTTTAACGACTGTCTTTGGCACTTGCTGCCAAAATGTACTTGCCAAATCGCTTGTGGAACTCGTCAAAGTTCTTGAGCTTGGTTGGCACCAAAGGCAAGTTGAAAGTGGTAAGTGCAGTACGAGCACCCATGACCACCAACTCTGTGTTAAAGTTCTCCATCATGAACTTGAGGAAGTTATCTGCCATTGGGTTCCAGTCTTCAGGCTTGGCCTTGTTCTTGAAGTGATCCTGGAGTTCATAGCACAAGCTCACAGCCAAAGAGTATTGTGCAGATACTTCTTTTGTGTCCAGGGTAGTAACCTTGCCACTCAAGATGTCAGATGCTTTGGGCATCTTGCCTGCAATCTTGCGATGCGCCATGAACTTGATAGCAATGCCTTCGCCCACAGTACCTGCGATCAAGTCAGTCAACTCTTGATCTGTACCATCGTGGTCTTCCAAGAACTGCGATACGAAGCTCCAGCTACGTGGAGTAGCAAACGCACGTGACGCAGAGCGTGAGTCAAACTCAAACAGATCCTGTTTGGCAAAACCACAATAGCCAACCACGTCAGCATGGATACCGTTCTGGGTAGCCCAGGTTTCCCAGCTGGTGTGATCTACGCGAAGTTCCAAGTGAACGAAACGATTAGCCAAGGGCATTGGCATGCGATATGTAACACCCTTGTCTGACTCACGGTTACCAGCGGCAACCATAACCACGTTCTTGGGCAAACGATACTTACCAATACGACGGTTCAAAACCAACTGATAAGCCGCGGCTTGCACACTTGGCGCCGCACTGTTCATTTCGTCCAGGAACAGCACCACAATAGGATACTGGCTGGCAGTTTCTTCGTCGGGCAAATCAATAGGAGGAGCCCAATCCATCACGCCTTTGTCTTTGTTAAAGAATGGAATACCACGCAGGTCGGTAGGTTCCATCTGCGACAAACGCAGGTCAATCATTAAACCACCTAGTTCGTCGGTAATGCCTTCAACAAGTTCGGACTTGCCGATACCCGGAGGACCCCAGAGGAACAGTGGGCGTTGTTTCTTAAAGCAGGTTAAAATACCTTTACGAGCACCGGTTGCGGTAACTGTACGTGTTTCTGTTGCGGAAGCGGAAGACTTGGCCATAAATTACTCCTGAAAATTAACTATTGAAACTCTATTGTATTGCAGAACTGCTTTTGTGTCAAGCAGGGTCTGCATCTTTTTCCTCAACGCCAAAAGAATCAAGGCAACTGAGTACAAAGGGCAGTGGCAGTTCAAGAACCTTTGCAATGCTACGAGCACCGTGACCGTCAATGAACAGTTCTTGGATTTCGTAGGAGCGGGCATCGATCACTTCATCTAGGAAGTCTTCGTTCTGCGGAAATGCCGCATCCCACTCTGCTGGATCAATTATGTCCACCACCATGTCTTTCATTCGTCCCATATCATGCTACCTTTCTAAAATAACCGTAGGGCAAGCCTACACAAAAACAGAAGTAATCGAAGTCGCCTGTGGCGCCTTCGGCGTCCATGAGCCATGCGATCACTCGCTCACGGTTGGTACCAGTGTGCATGAGGTTCTGCACACGGTCCTCAAATTCAACGATGGCACGAGCTTCAGCCTCTTTGCGAGCAACATTTTCTTGCTCGATTATTGTGCCAAGTAACTTGAACTCAGCGTCAAAGTCCTCAAGGGTCCAAGCGGAAGTATCAACACCGCGGGGGCGAACGCCGTAGGCATCCTTGTACATGTCCCAATAGATCTCGCGGGCTTGCTCTAGTGCAGACATTTCTTCCCAACTTTTGAACTGTTCCATTTGCTCGCTCCTTTTGTTTAACTTAGCCTCTAGTATAGCAAAAACGGGTATTTGAGTCAACCGTTTTATTTGTTGCTTTTATGCAACATCAAAAGATTGCAAAAACTTTAATACTTTGGGTTGCATTTTTACAACAACAGATTTACTGTTATTTTGCACACGAAACTGCTCAACTTTTGCTTGTAACAGTGCTAGGGTAGTAGTGCTGTGATACGGAAGCTCTGAATAATATAATGCTTTGTTTACAGGGCACGACTCAAAATTGTGCGCACTTATGCGAATTGCAACAGGTGAATTTGAGTAGGGTGTTGTTTTAATACTAATGTTAACAAATAGGCAATTACTTGCTTTTGTATTAAAATACATTTTAGGCTCCTTTTTGTTTGTAAGCCCACAGTATAGCAAAACGGACAATTATTGTCAACCCAAAAAAAAGCCCTACACGCGGTAGGGCTTTTGTAGTTAAAAATCCAACACAATCTTGCCATGGATTATATTTAATGCACACCGCATGCGCTCGCGTTTTTGCCAACCAACACGACCAAGTTCGTACTGTTCCAGGTTGAAGGTCTTACGCACCTTGGTCTTGTTGTTGACCACACTCACCCGTCCCCAGCTGGTATCCTGGAAAGTGTAGCGACCATTGGGAGTAAGATAACTCCAGCGTTCTTCACTGTCACCTACTTTGTCAAACTTGATTGTTTCAGCAAGTTCTCGATTCTTGCGAGATTCTTCTGCCTGCTGGGCACGAGCAATATGTCCGCCAAGACTAACTAGGTCTTGGCCACTCAGGCCCATGAGGGTACACCACTGCAACAGTCCTTCTAACTGTTCGTGTTTGCTCTTGTCAAATCTCTTCAGCCGGGTCAAGTTCATGATAATCTCCAATTGTTTTGTGATAGGTAATAGTTGGATGATCTTGTAATTCCCACTCAATCCAACCTTTGATTTGTTCGTATGGCACAGTCTCATCAACCCATTCGTATTTGAAGTTTCTGAAACCTGTTACCAACTGTTCGTCAAAAGCCGACTTGAGTTTGGTTTCGAGTTCTCTGATAGGACGATCAGGTCCTACCCAGAGATCAAGAAATTCAACTGTGTGCCCATTTGACCCTTCGTAGTTGTTGCGTCTGTTGTCTACGTCACTGGTTATACCAAAGCAGGTGCGTGTAACAATTTGATCGTTGTCAAGTAGCACACGCTTTTGCCAAAGGTAAAACCATAACTGCTTGGGTGCATCAGATACCCGCATAGGTCACCATGCCAGTAACTTGTGGAACAGCATGTGTGCCACTACGATTCTGATAATCCAGCACCATGATTGGGGTAAGGCAACTGTCGCTCCAGCTGTCTTTTAGCTTGTTCTTTTTCTGGAACTTCTTGAGACGTTCCTTGCAGTCACGGTGGAAGCCTGCTGGGCTGGTATACCACTTCTGGAAGTGTGCATACAAGTCTGTTTCAAGATCAGAAGTAATCACAAATCCTGCGCTTCTTGCTTCAGCACTAAAGCGACCAAAGGTTAAAATATGACCACCATCAACACCGTCTTCAAAAGGAAAGTATGTGTCGTGCCACCTCAGTGCCCAGTCTAGGTCAGCCAGTCCGTCTTTGAAGATTGCAGGGTCTTGGGTTCCGTGGTGTGCAATGTTATTGAGACCTGAAATGTATGTGATCATGCCGGGCTTTTTCTTTTGTCCTTGCACACTGGCCGCAGGATACATGTTGTGTTTTTCCAGTACCTTTTGGATCTCGTTGCTCTGCACATCTTCTATGTGAGTAGAGCCGTACAAGCGAACGCCGTTAACACGACTGCGGTGTACATAGAACGCACCAATTGGTTTGCGTCCGCTACCGCCCAGTCGGCGGAAGCCATAGTTGCCAACTGCTTCACCTACATCAGTGCTACCAGGCACTGCTAGATCGTTGTCAACTACCTTGCACTGGATTTTTGTTCCGGGTGCAATCAGTCCAAAGTGTTGCATGAGTGCAAATGCACAGCCACTTTGCTGACCCTCCCAAGAACTGTAACGACCAGTTTCTTTGATATAGATAACATTAAGTGGTTGCATGATGCGAGGATCAAACATGTCAATGATGTTGTCTGCGATGTGAGCTACTTCTGGGTCACGTTGGATATCAACGTTAAAGTCTACTAGGCTGCAATCAATTTCCATTAAGCGACCAAAATGTGCTTGTGTGTATACATTTTTCTTAAGGCGCTTTTTTAAGTTTGCAATAGAATCTAGGATCTTTTGATTCTTGGTCAATGCGTCAATACGAGTTTGCATGTCTACATATTTAGACTGCGTGGTATTGCTGAGGTTTTGGTTTTGGATTTTCGCGATTGGTGCGAAAGGGTTAACGCCTCGATTAATGGTTCTGGGCGCAGGTGAGGCCACCTTGAGATGTAGCGTTGTTGCCATTTTGTTTCCTTTAAAAATTAAACGCCGTAGCGTTGAGTTTATGCAGTACTATTACTGCACAAAGGAAATTATAAGGTAGAAAAAGGAATCTGCCAAACAAAATGGACAAATTCCTTTTGTAGTACTAGAGTTTACCGTGTTTGGTGACGGTATTCGCGCTTGAGCCAGTACTTGTAGCGGTTCCAGTATTCCTTCAGGCTATAGGGTAGCTGGCCAAACTCCTCATACTCACGGCAGTTCTCACGCCAGATCTTATCTAGCCATTTACGAAACTTAGACTCCTTCATAACACCTCCTATACAATCAAGGCAGCTAACATATCAATTGATTTTTTATGTTGTTCGAGTTCTTCTGGTGTGAGTGGCACTGCCTTTTGTCCATGTTTGGGTGCATAACCTTCTTCTGGCAGTTGTTCGGTTAGTGTGAGCAACATACGATAGTGTTCCCATGCCTGTTGAACAGCAACTGAATCGGCACCAGACACCGCAGTAGGGAACAGGTCCATCCACAAATAGTCACGTGGTACACTAACTCCGGCACCAATATTGTTAGCACGTGGTTCTAGGATACGACCTGAGTTGAACAATTCTAGCCCCACACGTTCACATTCTGTTTGATCCAGCCCCAACAGATAACCATGACGATGCATGTATTCTGCTATCACTCCTCGCACATGATCTTGTGTTTCCATTCGTGTACGTGCAACAATAACCAGCACGTCTTCCAGTGCAACTTCACCTCGTACGATGCTACCTAGACAACGGCCAAAGCTAAATCCAATTTTCATAATATGTTCCTGTATCTACGCCAGCTATCAATGTCTGGCCTTTCGTTAGCGTCATAAGTCCACCCAAGTGCTTTCATCAGGCGGTGCTTTACACGAATATTAGGACTACGGAATCTTTCGCAGTCACTGAACCCCATCATTACTCCTACTTCAACCACTGCACCTGACCTACATAGCCCAGCAGTGCAGTGTACCACTACATTCATATGATTTTCAAGTGCATGTTGCAGTAAGCGAACTATTTCATTGGCCTGTGCATCTGAGATTTTTGCTTCTTCAGGAAAGCCATCCTCGTCTTCTGCATCCAGGAATTCAAATTCGTGTGTTTCTTTAAAACTGTATCTTGGTGTAGGTCTATAGCCAGCGGCTGGATCAAAGATCCTGATCAGCATGCTGTTGGCACCGGCATCATGATGGAAGCCTGTTGGAATATCTGTTGCGGCTGCATTTTCAATCCACATCATAACCTCGAATAGTTGGAGCAACGGGCCAGATTCGAACTGGCGGTTTTCAGGATTTGCAATCCCGTGCATTGGGCCTCTCTGCCACCGTTGCGTTGATTAAGGGTTGTCTCTGATTTTTCTCAAGTACTCAATACCAATCTTGCCTTGTTCGACTTCTTGAAGAGCAGTAACAGTTGGTCCTGCATTTGTAACCACTTTTGGGGCATGTCCTCTTTTGAGTTCTCTAACCCTGGTGCTCATGATCAGCACAAGATTAAACAAGCCGCCAACTTTTGCTCCTGCTTCTTGCGAAGTTCTACCATTCATATAATTCCTTTAAAATTTATTGTAACATTATTTCTACACAAAGTCAAGTACTTAGCATGGCAGAGAGTGAGGGATTCGAACCCTCGAGCCGGGGTTTTTGCCCCAGCTGTCTTCTTAGCAGGAAGGTGGTTTCAGCCTCTCACCCAACTCTCTATATCTGGTGCCCCGTGACAGAATCGAACTGCCGACTACTGATTACAAAACAGTTGTTATACCATTTAACTAACAGGGCGGTATTGGCGGAAGCGGTGAGATTCGAACTCACGGAGCCTTTCGACTC